ATGGAAATTAATTTAATTTTATTCATTCCTAGATAACATTCCTAGATAAGTACATAAATAAGTACATAAGTACACACAAACTAAAAAAGATTTTTTTTAGTTTTTATTAGATTATTTTCATTACCTATCTATCCTTCATTATTGATATTCATCTTTTATCCACGAGCACAAGTCATGTTCATACTACCTGTATTTCGAGTCATAATCGGTGCTTGGTGACGTTGAATATTACGATGAAGTACTTTCTGCATTAATCGGTCTTGTAATTCAGTTCGTTGTTGCAACGTTTGGTTCAAGAATTGTTCTTCGGCATATCGACGTGTTTCCATATTATTCATAGCGGTAGGTTGATAGGGACCCGATTGATTCGTACGTGGTAAATGGTCGATTTTTGATTTGGTAATGTAGTTATACTGAGTGTGTGCATCGACATCATCATAGAAGTATCGAGGTTGTCCACTCATTGGATCGGTGTATCCACGATAAGAGGTTCCATAACCTGTTAAACGAGGATCATAGATATCACGTCGATCCATCATAGCGGGTCCATTAATTCCATTCATCCCTTGAATATTTCTATTTCTATCGCCGTGGTGAGTATAATTCTCTCTATACTTTCGACCATTTCGTTGTCCTCCTCCTTTATGTACAATGGGGTGATAATTTTCATAATTTTCATAATTTTCACGAATGGGTTCAGGTTGAATAGGATCTAGACCATAGGCACTTTCATAATTAGTAAGAGATTTTTTGGAAGTGGAAGGAAAGTCTCTCCAAAAGGGATCGGATTCATAAAAACTTTTATCGGTACCGGCCAAATCGACTAATTTGGTAGGCAAAAAAGGTTGTGTGTAACTAATTCCTAAATTCGACATATTCGCATCATTCACGTCGACTTCGGAATAGGCCACTAACCCGGGTTGAAGAGGTGTGGTACGAATTTGTCGATTATAATCATCGGTTGCACAGAAATTGGACGTACGAGGATAATTGACCGCCAAATTATTTTGTGCGTGTTCGGGGAAATAGCCCCATGATAAATTCATGGGTGCAAAATTAGTATCGGCAATTCGAATTTCAGGTCCTTGTGTCCCCGATTTTGAGGATCGAGATTTTCCATAATCTTCTCCTCCTCCTCCTTCTGAAGAAGAAGAGGTGGAATAGGAGGGTAAGGGTTCGAAATTCTCTTGAACACGAAGAGGAATCATATTGGGAGAGGAAGCCTTCTTCGGACAACATTGACCAATATCATTTTTAGAATCCGAATAGGTAATGTAGCCATTTTGGTAGTATTCTTGTTGTTTCTGATCATTAATCCCGCGATTCACAAAGAAACGATCATTCTTTGACCATGTTTCTTCATAGAGTCGAGGAGGTACAACGGGAGCATGATGAGTTTTAGGATTTTCGGGACCTACCAAGTTTTGGTTGATGGAATAATAGAGACTGTCTGGATTCTCTGTAATGTCGACATACTTTGCTTCACAACCGGTGACTGGGGCATCGGGAGTTCCATCTGGTGGATTGGGAAATACATAGGTATTGACATTATTGGCAGTGACATAGGTGGGGTTAAATGGATCCGAGTCAAACAAAGACACATCGATTTTGGGAAGAGGGGGAGGAGATTCGGAACCCGGAGAAAGACTTGTGGTTTGGACATTTGCACATCGACTGGAAAAGGAAGGAGCAATGGGGATATTTCCCATATTATTCATGGGTCGATAGTCAAAATTTTCATAGGTCTCAATAATCGGCGAGGCGGTGAGTTGGCGATAGGTTTGCCACAATATAAGACCGAGTAAAATTGCCGAAAGAAAAGAAGAAGAAATACAAATCTTAAAATCAGCGGAAACTAAATAAATCGCAACGCCAATAATAACCATGATCAATAAAGTACCACTACCATCTTTCTCGGGAGGACGAGACGGAGAGGTACTAGAGGGACGAGAGGGAGGAGTATTTGACCTTTTTTTATTGTTTGTTATTTTTCCTAAACACTGTGGATACGATTCCAATACCATTTTTCTTTCTTTCTTTTTTATTTTTCTAATGTTTTCTTTAAAGACGAAATTCTTTTTTTTTGTTTTGATTTTTTTTTCTTCAAATACAATTGATAATAGTGACAACATCTTCGTCTCGTGATAAACGTTCGACGGTGATGGGTAATTTCCGTTCATGATTTAAATCACATGTAATATTCATATCAGCCACGGCGGTCAAAAGAATACGTTTACAACAATAACGTCGAATCATATGATGATCATAAAATTCCATCAAACAAATATTTTTCAAGGAACGTTGATGAAGTATTCTAGGTTCTAATGGGTTCTCGTTTTTTTTAATAAATTGTTCCAATGGAATTTCGAGATTTCCCAACACTTTATTGCATGTATAACAACGAATCGGTAACATTATTTTTTTTTTGATTTTGGAAATCATAATCAAATTTATTTTTAAATTATTAAGAATAAAAAAGAATGGCATCCTTCTCATCGTCTTCCTTTGTTATGTTGAACGATTGTGCCAAAGGTTTACTCTTGATATTTTTAGCCATTTTATGTAATTTTATAGGGGATACCATGAACTGTAGTATACAATATACTCTATATAAATATCCGTTTGTGAAATGGTTGATTATACTCTGTCTGATTTACTTTACCATTAATTTCACGTCTTCCTCCAATATCAACCCCTCATGGATTTTTATGTATTCGATCGTAATTTTAGTCATCTTTATACTTTTTATGAAACAAAATTCAATTACCTTTTATATTTCTATTTTTATCTTGATTACCATTTTTTCCATTTATCAATATATGATTTACTATCAAAAGTTAGCCCAAGAAGAAGAAAATAATAGTAATCTTGAGGGAATCATACATACATTAGAAAACACACTTGTTGTTTTAGAAGTGTGTTTACTTTTAGTTCTTGTGATTGGCAATATGTTGTATTTGCGAAAACAAAGTAGAGAATATAAAACAAAATTCAAGTGGTTCTCCTTTTATTTTGGGACGAACCCTTGTAAAAGCATTAAAACATAGAGGATTGAACTTTTTTGACAAGAAAAAAGGCTCGAGGAAGTCTCATATCTCGAGTCCATTGATAAATATAGTCGACACTTTCAAATGAACTTGAGTCTTCTGTTTCTACATCAAATGAATTCTTGAATTGTTTGGTTTCCTCTCCAATTTCTTTTTGAACAAAATAAAGAAAACGTAAAATGGGGATCAAAGAATTCCAATCACGTAATACAAACCCTTCTTGTTTTAATTTTTGTATTTGAATAAAATAGGCCATAAATAAACAACAAAGAATTCGTTCTTTGATTGTCGAAATAGATAATGCATATACAATGGGTCGTAAACGTATCATTTGTCGTTGAATGTAAGGAATCAACCATGCATGACGAATCTTATGGATTCGAAAATGAAAAGTGGAGGAACATATCATCCGACGTACGGTACCCAGGTCTGCATATTCCATGATATGAATCATAATTTCCCATGGAATATTCTTCTTCATTTCCAATTTCATTGATTTTTTAATGATGGATAGATAAGAAAAGAAATTTATAAAATAAGAATATTAATTTTGTAAATAAATTACCCTTTATAAAAATGAAACAATATTGGTGTACGATAAAATTTGAACTTCTCGGACTTTTGATTACTGGTCTAATTACATTCATTTTGAAACGTATTCTACCTATATCGAGAAGGTTTACCCCCATTCAAATAAATGGTATATGGATTGTTGTTTGGATTATGGTCTATGCACTATTACGCAAATATTGGATGACTTTTATGTTAAAAAAGTTTGAATGTTGTGAAATCAATCGTATCCATTCTTCCCTTGTATTTGAAGGTGGATCTTTACAAGATGAAATGGTAGAACAAGAAATGAGTGTAATGTTTATAGAGGAGAATGATCGAGTGTTAGAGTTAGGTGGGAATCTAGGTCGCAATAGTCTTGTGATTGCGTCTATATTGAAAAATTCAGAGAATCTTGTTGTATTTGAATCGGATCCTCTTTCTGCCGATAAGTTGAAAAAAAATAGAGATAAAAATGGGTTTAAATTTATTATTTACAACAAGGCATTATCGAAAAAACCTCTTATTCAAAATAAATGGATTACACGTCCTTTGGAAGAGAATGAAGACATGCCAAAAGGATGGTATCCTATCAAAACGATGAGTTTTTCAACGTTATTGGAATTACATCCGATTCCATTTAACGTTCTGGTATGCGATTGTGAAGGATGTCTTTACCCTATATTGAAAGATGAACCTACTTTTCTTGATGGATTTGAGAAAGTTTTATTGGAAAACGATTTTTGGGATCATCCGGAACAGGAACACTATGTACACTCTCGTCTTCAAGAATTAGGTTTTAAAATTCAATATGAAAAAGATTTATTGGTGAAACCTTTTAAACCCCGATTTTGGCAAACATGGGTAAAGCAATAATAATCTATACTGGTACCATTTCAATCATATATATATATGTTGGGAAATGTAAAAATTGAAAGAAGAAAGGAGTGTGGAAGAATGAAAAGCAACAGGAAAATGTCGAATAATGATATTATTAATGATAGGAATGATAGGAATGATATTAATGATGACGATAAAAAAGAATATGAAAAAGAGGTGATGAATTTTTTGTCCAAATATTTCAACGAGAAGGATGTGTGTCATCATCAGAAGAGTTCGTTTAATTTTTTCATTCATCATCGACTTGCTCGAATAATTGAAGAAGAGCCGATGTTGGAAGTCCAATTACCCAATCACGAGATTTATCGTGTTGTGTTTGGGCAAGTTTTTGTGGATAAACCTTATATTGTCGATGAAAAAAGGACGATTCGATACATTACACCGAATGAGGCTCGTTTGAGGGATTTAACGTATTCGAGTGTAGTGTCGGTGAATATTCAGACATTTCGTGTGAAAAAAGATCCACTCACCTCCCACGAGGAGATTATCGAACAAAAAGATCTTTGTAAATTACCCTTGGCTCGAATTCCAATTATGGTGTTATCTTCCAAATGTAATTTAGCGAATAAATCGTTGGAAGAGAGACGTAATTTAGGAGAGTGTGAATTTGATTATGGTGGATATTTTATTATCAAAGGGAAGGAAAGAGTATTGGTAGCACAGGAACGAATCAATTATAATATTGTGTATGTATTTGAAGGAAAGGTGAATACAAAATTTCCCCATGTTGCAGAAATTCGGAGTATGTCGGAAGAAACGGGTCATTCCATTCTTTTACAAATGAAATGGCATAGTGGGGAGAATAAACTGTATTTATCACTTCCGTATTTAAAACATGATATTCCTTTGGGATACATATTTGTAGCATTGGATTGTGAGCCCGACCAAATTATTTCGTTGATTCATGTGAATTTACCGAAAGAATATGTTCATCATTATGTGGTGCAACAGTGGATACGAAATATTGTAAAAGAGATGGAATGGATTGGGACAAAGGAGGAAGCCTTGGAATATATTTCTCATTTTTCATCGTATTCGATTCCAAAGGATAAGAAGATTGCATTTGTGAAACAGATTATGAATAATGAAATGTTACCGCATTTAGGAATTTCATCCCTTCCGAGTCATAAGGTATTTTTTTTATGTCACATGTTTTCAAAGATTGTGTTGGTGTATGCAAAAATAAAGAATTTTGATGATCGTGATCATTTATCGAATAAACGAGTGGAAGTGGGTGGAATTCTTGTCGCAGAACTTTTTCGTACCTTGTACAAACGTTTTATGCGATCGTTGGAACCCCAGTTGGTGAAACGTCAAGATGTTGCCTTGGTCATGTCACGAATGAATGTGATTACTCAAGGTTTAAAACATTGTTTTGCCACGGGGAATTGGGGGGTGCCAAAATCATCGTATATGCGGACGGGAGTTTCTCAAGTGCTTTCACGATTGACCTATATGGGGACTCTTTCCCATATGAGAAGAATTCTGATTCCGATTGGTAAGGAAGGAAAGAATACAAAAATCCGACAATTGCATCCTTCTCAATTGGGGTTTTTCTGTCCCTCGGAAACTCCTGAAGGACATTCCGCAGGAATTGTGAAAAATTTCTCACTTTTATGTGAAGTGACCTGCAAATTTGAAACCGTATATTTGCGTTGTATATTAGATTCTTTACCACATATAGATCGTAAGTTGGATTGGAAATCATTGCATCCTCTTTCTGTCATCAAATTATTTTATAATGGAATTTTGTATGGGATGGTCAAAGATGGAGAGGAGACGTATCATACATTAATTCAATACAAACGACAGAATCGAATTCATTATTCCACATCCATCACGTATGATAAGGATTATCAAGAAATTCATTTATTTTGCGATGAGGGGCGATTATTACGTCCGTTGTTTAATGCAAAGGATGTACCGACGTTGGAAGATTTGAAAGAGAAAACATGGGATGAATTAACAGAACTTGGAAAAATTGTGTGGTCCGATGCACATGAAATGGAAAACCGAGTGGTGAGTTGTTTTCCACATGAAATTAAACCCTATCACGATACCTGTGATATTCACCCCTCCTTAATGATGGGAGTGTGTGTCAATCTTATTCCATATCCAGATCATACCCAAAGTCCACGTTTGTGTTATGTCGCGAGTATGTCAAAACAAGCCTTGGGAGTTTATGCATCTACCCACAATATGAGAACCGATACGATTGTTCATACGATTTCTTATGCCGAACAACCGATTATCCAGACACATTTTTCTGAAATGGTGGGTTATAATGATTTACCCTGTGGAAACAATCTTATTGTGGCCATTCTTTGTTATACTGGATTTAATCAGGAGGATTCGGTCATTTTCAATCAATCCTCTTTAGAACGAGGTGTCTTTCGAACCTATCAGTACAAGACATTGGTGGCGGAAGAGAAGAAGAAAACGAGCCATTGTATGGAAACGATTGCTTTGGTTCCGGAAGAGTTTCGTAATCGTTCGAATAATTATTCCAAATTGAATATGGACGGAATTATCAAACGAGGAGTCTATGTCGGTCCGGGGGACGTCATTGTGAGTCGGATGGTGCATCGGCCAACACGTATTCGTCGGGAAATCACAGATACGAGTTATGTGATTAAGAATGGAGAAGAAGGATTTATTGACAATGTATTTGTCTCGATTACACCTGATGGATATAAAATGGTGAAAATTCCAGAAATTGGAGACAAGGTATGTTCAAGATGTTCCCAAAAAGGAACGATTGGTATGGTCATGCGACATGAAGATATGCCTTTTACACTGGATGGTATTGTTCCTGATTTAATTATGAATCCTCATGCGATTCCTTCTCGAATGACCATGAATCAATTATTAGAATGTATTGGTGCAAAGTCTGCGGTACACGAGGGAAAATTTCGGTGGAGTACAGCCTTTACCTCCCATTCTGTGAATATATTGGAAGATTTATGTGATGAATTACATAAGAATGGATTTCAACGACATGGAAATGAAAGAATGATGAATGGAATTACGGGGGAGATGTTGGATGCCAATATTTTCATTGGCCCCACCTATTATCAGCGATTAAAACATTTAGTGAGTGGAAAGATTCATGCACGTAATCATGGAAATGTTCAAATGTTATTCCGTCAACCGTGTGAAGGTCGTTCCAAGGAAGGTGGATTACGATTTGGAGAGATGGAACGTGATGCTATGATTAGCCATGGAACTTCGAGATTTTTACTGGAACGATTATTTGACATGTCGGATCCATTCAAGATTCCAGTGTGTACAAATTGTGGGATGATTCCTCATCATTGGAAACGGTGTCAACATTGTAGCAGTCTGGGTAAAAGTCATCATGTCGATCAGGTGCCAATCCCGTATGCTTGTAAATTATTATTCCAAGAAGTGATGGCCATGGGAATCCGAATTTCTTTAAAATTTGATGAAAATAGTCAAACCAAACAACTGGTATTTTTAAAATAAAGAAAGAGAGACGATCGATTTTTTTTGAATGAATTTTTTTATTTTCTCAAGGAAGATATAAATAAACAACAATGGAGATTTTTATCAAAACGTTGACGGGGAAAACCATTACTTTAAATGTGGAACCATCCGATACCATTGAAAATGTAAAACAAAAGATCCAGGATAAAGAGGGAATCCCTCCGGATCAACAACGTCTTATCTTTGCAGGAAAACAACTGGAGGATGGACGAACCCTTTCTGACTACAATATTCAGAAAGAAAGCACATTACATCTTGTCCTCCGTTTAAGAGGAGGATGAAAATTATTGGAGAATTTATGCTTCTTAATTTTATATTTATTATTTCATTCATCGATTCTTATTCATCATCATTTAATAATTGAAATAATAAAGTAAATAAATTCCAACGTATTTTTTTTATAAAACTCGAAAATGCCCCAAAAACTGTATAAAAAAAAGATACGATTTCAAACAAATCGAAAAAAACATGACAAGTATGATTGGAAACTTTTTTCTTTAATGAAGTTTAATAATCCATTATCAGTGTTATATTTCACCCTCGTATCAATAATCATTATACCAATTATTCTGATTGTTTTCATTCTCTTTGCTCCTTCTTTTTGGTTTCAACGTCCTCTATGGTTCGTCTTGTACATTTTAATAGTTATTTTTCCTACATGTTTCTTGTTTCCGTTGTTTAAGGAAACTCCTCGTACTCTTTCCATCTTGTATTTGATTATTTTATTATGTCCATTTTTATTGTATTGGAAATCATCCACAATGACAAGAGTTATACTCAGTGGTATGATTGGGATAGATATAGCATTACGGATGAAATATTTTCGAATGTATATCTAATAATTTATAAAATTTGTAATATTATTTATAAATTTATAACTAAACTATACTTTCTCAATACTTTGTTAGTATTATTATTGGCAAAATCATTTGGTACAAAATAAATGTATATATCTATCTATTTTTATATCTAATATTTCTAATATATCTATATATATAATATATTCAATAATATATATTTTAAAAATATTTTAAAAATAAAGATATATTTCTCTTTTATTTTTCAAAAATTTAGATATATGAATCTTTCTTTTTCTAAAATTAAAATTTAGATAAAAATGTTAATAACTGTAGGAATCTTTATATTCGGGATCAAATCGTTGTTTATCGAATTTCCAAAAATCGGGACTTCCAAATTTAAATCCAGGGGGAACAGGTTTTGCGCGATACCAAAACACACAATCTTCGATTTTATTGGATTGGGTGGCATTATGAATATAAAGAGCGGTATAATCCGACGTGGCAGAATCCATAATGGCACAAAACGTGGAAAAATCCGGGATAATACTGGCATAATTTTCCCACAACACTTTTCGATTTCGAAGACTACTTTCTCTTAAAATAAAGGTTCCGTCGATATTGGTTCGAACGACGGGTTTGACGTCCATACAATATTGAAGAGATAGAATGTACAACATTTTCCAATGTCTCCCATTTTTATACAATCCTTGAAAAAGGGGTTTATTCAGAATCTTTGGGTCATCCGTGCAATCATCAAGAAGGAGAATTGCCCATGGATTGGAGACATGCATTTTGGCGACTTTTTGACGGGTAATAAAGTCTTCAATCGTTCTCTCTCGTAAAGAATTATACACAAAGGAGGAGGGAAAAATTCGACGATAATGTCCATTACTATCTTCTGTACCTGACATGACCAATCCAACCGGAAAAATACTTGATTTTTCATAAAGTAAGGAAGTAATCAATGTTGTTTTTCCTGTATTATGGACAATCGAACCATCACTTAATAAACATCGATAATTTTCTGCACACTCTCCTTCCAATTCAAATCCAAAATATTCACCATTTCCTTCAAGAATGTAATCCCATTTCATCTTTTGATAAATAACCTCTTTTTCTTTATCCATCTTTTCTGCAATCATCCATTCGTAATCGTGTATTGAACAATAATCATTCAAAAATGCCGTGAGTGGAATATCTTCGATTCGTTTTTTTTCAATATTCCAAAGTGTCAAGATATGATGTCGATTTACGATGATAAAGGAATCCTCATTTTGAGTTTGATAATATCGAATACGATACATTTCTTCTTCTCCATTACACAGTCCAATAACATGTTGTTGTTCATACTGAGGTCCCACCAAATAATCACCAACTTGTATGTCTTCCACGGCAATGGTTCCCATCATGATTCCGTCTTTTTCATCCCATAATAGAAATTGTGTAGAGGATGCAAAACAACCTGGTTTTCCAATAATCACTAGTTTGCTCCCTCCTTGTTCAGGGTTCATGTAGGATTTAGAAGACGGTGCAATCAAATCTACATTTAGTTCTTTAATTCTCAATTCCATTTTTTTTTGAATACAGACAGTCTTCTTGTTTAGATTATTTTTTTATGTTAAAGTATGTTATTGACGGTTTGAAAGAAGAAGGAAAAGTTTTTGAAAGACATTGATTAAATCGATATAAATGGAGGTGGCTCCGACTTCAGAACGGCATTGTAGGGTACCGGGTTGTTTGCATCGGTAAATCACCAATGCCAGATCGTACATGGAAAAGACGACAAAAATAATCAAGGAAAGAATAAGATAAAATGTCCATAATTTCTGATGTTTATCAATATCAATAAACAAAATGATAAGGATCATTGCCAAAAGAATGAAAAAGAAAATACCGGTCAAAAATCCCAATAGTTTAAGATTTTTCATGAGAAAAGGAAGCAATACAACAAGAAATCCAAAAAATACAATGGTGATTCCCATGGCAATATAAAAGGCAGTTTGAGTCCAATGTTTATCAGAGGCTGTTTTGCTTTCTTTCATGGTAATATTATAGGTAAGGAGCATTACGTAACTGAGAAGAACTCCAATACCATAAAAAGAAAGTATCCTTAAACAAATATGTATGGGGTCGGACGGTTTGGGAAAAAGGATACCAAGACTTCCCATCATTAAAAAAATAGCAATAACGAAATAAAGGAGGATTCCGACCCATGATGGACGACATATGAAAAGACAATAATTGGTGGGAAAATACCGATGACCAATAAAAACAATAAGAAGTAATAAACACATTTGAATAAACAAATGCCACGTTATACCTTTTAACATGTTTTGTTGTTCAAACGATAGTTTTGAGGTTGATTTTTTTGAATTAACACGGAGCCGGCCTCTAGATACATTTGCCATTGAATTCATGTTTACGTTGTTTTGATTTTATTTATATATTTTATAATAGGAGATTTATATAAACGTTTTATAAAATAAGAAAAAAAATGATTTTTGTAAAGTTTTATTAAAATTTTAATCAAACTTTAAAATTATGGCCATCGATCTTCAATCGATCGAATGTAATATTTGTTTTGTATCTCCTCCATTATTTCCCGTATGGTTTACTTGTTTTCCATGTCGAAAAGATATTACTCACCCCAATTGTAATAGTTTATCAAGAGTATGTATGGAATGTGCTCGAAAATATTTGGAATCCGATGTAAAAAAAACTCAACGAACGGATCGAAAACGGTGTTTGCATTGTCAAGCGTATGCCAATCCTAAATTGTTGACCGTCCATAATCCTGGATATGAAAAGGATTATTTATTGATGAAGATTGATACAAGTCGAAAGAAGTGTGTATTTGGGGAAGATGGATGTGAGTTCACGGGTACACAAATGATATTGTTGGAACATGTTCAACAAAATTGTGTCTATCGGAAAGTTTCATGTGAAGGGTGTCACTCTGTTTGTCGAATGGAGGAATTGGAGAATCATAAAAAGGAATGTATAGAATATAAAGTATGTCCGTTAAATTGTGGATATATTTTGACCAAAAAACTAGAGTCTCATTTAGAAACGGTTCATCAGAGCAAGATATGCGACAAATGTTTTGAGGTGACATCGACGGAAGAATTTGAAAATCATAAAAACGAACTTTGTATGCATCGAGATATTCAATGTAATTTTTGTAATGGATCGTATGTTTTGAGTGATTATGCGGAACATTATGAAGCCGATATTGCCATGTTGTTGGAGAGAAAGAGAAATTATTGGTCAAAGATTCGTAAACTCTATGAGGAGATGGAATCCAATAATCAAAAAATATGTATGATTGAAAGTATCATGGGAAAAATCTATTCTCTCGATTTTTCTCCATGGAATCACTCCTCCGAGACAGATTCTCGAAATTTCGAAACACCCCATCGACCCCCAAGAGTAATAGAAAATAATGAAGACGCAGGTAGTCAAGTAAATGTTACCATTCCCTCCTTTGATTCTGATTCACATCAAGAAAATACACAAGTATTCGAATCGAGTTCCTCGGAACTTGACAGTGATAACTCGAGTTCCGAGGAAGAAGAAGAAGTATTTAATGTATAAAGAGTTATGTTCTTTATATTCTTTATATTCTTTCCTCCCTTGATTATTTTATTTTTTAATAAAAATAAAACATGATGAAAAGTGCTTATAATATACCTCTTTATTCTATTTAAAGTTGCATAGAAGTGTAGGTGGATTGAGTGGTATCGCCAAGAGCCATACTGTATTTGGGTTTGGCTTGGTGAGCGACACTGGACGTCACGGCACTCAGTGTCTTTTGAAGGGCCGCCGGGTTTGCCCCTTGTTGACCAAGTGCCGAGGTGGGTAGAGGTGCAAAAACACCACCCGCACCGGTATTGGACGAATTTCCGGAATTCTGGAATTTGAGTGCGACGGTATCCGCAAAAGTACCACCGGTCGCACCAAGGGCTTGCATCGCTCCACTGTTAAGCACTTCAGGGCCATTGGAAGGACGGAACATGACGAAACTATTTTTATCAAGGACGGGAAGTTGGGGAATACAGGGAATATCCCCACGAATATAATCCGATCCCGCACGTTGACGAGAAATATTCGCCACCATGAAACGATCATACGAAATATTCGGCTGAGCATTTGAAACCGCCTGTCCCTTACCCGATGCCGCCTGACAAGAGGCCATTGAAACAGGTGGGAGTTGGGATTCGATAGTATCCGAAACTTTGGCAGTTCCAAAGTTTTGTTGAACCTTGTTGGCCTGGTTAATGGCCGTTTGAGAGGGACCTTTGGAATAATCGAAACTTCCATCCGCAAAGTTTTCCTTGACCTTGGGACGTTCAATCATTTGAGCATAAGGAAGAGGATTCTTGGGGTCAAAGGCCAAGTTTTTACTGGAAGGAATATTGTAACGCACCGTAGCACCAATCGATTCATTCGAGAAACGTGGGGGAGGATTACTCTGATAATTTCCAGGAACTTGTACAAAATCTAAAGAATCTCCTTGACGATAAAGAGGGATATTGGAATCTTTGGGATTCTGTGCATGAAATGTCCCCGCAATTCCATCATTTTGAAGACAGGATGAACGAGAATACTGCTCCGCAAGAGGTGTTTTTTTAATCGTTGGTTCTTCTTCAGTGGCTGTTTTTCCACAAGGAGGGCAAACAGGACATTGAGATTGAGGATTGGTGAGAGTTTGAAGACTTCCGGGAGGCGATGGGTTCGTAGGAGGGGGAAGAAAAAGAGATTGCTGATTACTATTCGCCACTGAATTTCCTTCCGCATCTTGAGCATCGATTCGTGCACTACTACTAAACTGAATACCACCCCAGAAGGGTTCAATCACATCGCCCTTGACACCAATGCGTTCAAAGAGAAGACCAAGTACCATCAGTGTTAAAATAACAAGAGGACCTTTTTGACAGATTATTTGACTTATCGGAGTTGTCATTATAAATTTATAATTGGGAAAATAAAAAAAATAAATTATTTTAATTTGTTTTTCGTTGTTTTTAATACCGAATTTATTTTGAAAAATGAACATACTAATTATTTTACTTAAATACTAAGATTTATTCCAAATAATAATATTCATCTTTGTGGACAATCATATCCTAACCATATCATGACATCCTCTTCTTCTTTAACCGGGAAAGAAATCTCGTATAAGAAATTAGATCCAATTAGTCATGTCTTGGAACGACCCGATATGTATGTAGGAGGACCGTTGGAAATTCAATGTCCAGTCCATGACTGGGGAGCCACTCTACCCATGAATGAACATGAAACCATTATCATTCAATATCTTTCCAATCTTTCTTTATCCACAGCGTTGGTTCGTATTCTCGTAGAACCCTTGTCCAATATCATGGATAATGTTTGGAGAAGTTCCGTTCATCAACAAGAAGTGACCAAGGTAAAAATTTCATCCACCAAGGATTCCAAGGGAATTGAATTTTGGAATGATGGAATGTGGATTCCTATCAAGAAACATGATGAATATCCTGATCTTTATATTCCAGAAATTATCTTTGGTAATTTACTCACCTCTTCCAATTATGATGACAACGATCAGCGTTTTTCAAGTGGTCGAAATGGTCTTGGTATTAAACTATGTAATATTCTAAGTCGTCGTTTTGAAATTGAATGTGCCGATCCTGTTCAAGGTCTACTCTATCATCAATATTGGACCGATCATATGCGACAAAAGTCTCCTCCCATTGTGAAAAAGTATAAGGATACAACATCAAAAGGAACCAAAGGTGGTGGTTATGTTTGTATTCGAATGTATCCCGATTATTCGTTATTTGGAGGAGAATGTCATTCCTCTGAAACATTGGATCATGCTCATCTTTCTATACTGAGGCGTTTGGTGATGGAAATGGCCATGTGCGTAAATGTCCCCGTTCATTGGGAATGGACAAACGAAAAAATAAAATGGAAATTTAAGAATTTATTGGAGTATGTCCGAATGCATATGGATGGATTAATCGATATCAAGAAGGAAATATTTCACACGATTCTTTCTTTACCCCAATCTCAATCGTTGGAAGTGGTGGTCGCTTCCTCGAATAAAATACAAGGATCGAATGTGGTATCCTTTGTGAATGGTGTTTGTACCTCCCACGGGGGTGTTCATGTCGATGTGATTTATCAAGAATTAAGCAAGGCATGTACCCTTCTAAAAATCCCAATGAAAGAAATAAAAAATAAAATGATGATCGTCATCAAGGCACAACTTTTGAATCCCCAATTTAATAATCAGGCCAAGGAGAAGATGATACGACCCTCGGTCACTCTTTCAAAAGAGGAAGCAGAAGGTTTACAGCACAAGTTTGTGAATGCATTGAAAAAGTGGGATTCCGTCTCCCATTTCATTTCAGAGTGGAAGAAAATGCAGGAACAATTGCAATTGAAAACCATGGAAAAGAAAAAGTCGGGGACAAAACAATGTCTGATTCAGGGATTAGATCCAGCAATTCTCGCATCGACACCGAAGGCCAAAGAATGTACGTTGATTTTATGTGAAGGATTATCGGCCAAAACATTTGCCGTTCAAGGAATTCATCAAGTGGGATGGGGTGGAAAGAAAGGTCGAATGTATTTTGGGGTGTATCCTTTGCGTGGGAAATGTTTGAATGTCCGAAATGCATCCTCTTCCACCCTTTCTCAAAATCGAGAAATTACCGATATTTTTAACGCCTTGAATTTAAAACATTCCATGGATTATTCGATCGATAGTAATTTTGATACTCTATCCTACGGTCGTATGATGATTTTAACGGATGCCGATTCAGATGGTACGCATATCGCCGGATTGTTATTGAATATGTTGGAATGTGTGGCTCCTTCTCTTTTACAACGATCTCCCTCTTTTGTATATTGGATGAAAACACCCATTGCGAAAATTTGGCTTTCTAATCATCATATTCTGACCTTTTATTCCGATGAGAAATATTGGGGATATTTGGAACAACATTCTCGAGATGAAATGAAAAAGGTGAAATATTTCAAAGGGTTGGGGGCGTGTTCCGATGACGAAGTTCGAGACACCTTTGGAGTCAAAGTGTTGGGATTTGATTATGATTCCGAATGTCGTAATAATCTTGTCAAAGTATTTGATCAAAAAAAGAGTAGTGAACGCAAACAATGGTTATGTGATTATATGAATTCCTCTATAAATTCTTCATCAGAGAATTCTTCCTTGGAAGAGAATGAGGACATTTATGCGATAACATCGTTTGTGAATAAGGATTTGATCAAATTTTCATGGGAAGATTGTGAACGAAATCTACCTCATGTAATGGATGGATTGAAGATTTCTCAACGAAAAATTCTGTATGCGATTTTTAAGAAAAAATTACATAAACGAGAATCTCCAGTGATGAAGGTGGCCCAGTTGGCTGGATATGTGGCAGAAGTATCGAACTATCATCACGGAGAACAATGTTTAGTGGATACAATTTGTCGTCTTACTCATAGTTTTGTCGGTGGATTAAACATTCCTTTTCTTGAACGTGATGGACAATTTGGATCTAGATCCCATCTTGGAAAAGATGCAGCAAGTGGTCGATATCTTTTTACCAAAGGAGATGCAATATTACCCTTTTTATTTCGAAGTGAAGATGAAGATCTTTTGGATTATGCAAAAGAAGATGGTGAAATTGTTCAACCGGAATACTATGCTCCGATTCTTCCTTTATTACTTGTGAATGGATGTTCAACGGCCATTGGGACAGGTTGGTCCTGTACGATTCCTCCTCATCATCCATTTGAAGTGATGGAATATATTCGAACATGGATTGTAGAAAAAGAAAAAACAAATTCAATATCGACTCCATTTTGCTTGAAACCGTATTATCGAAATTTCCAAGGACAAATCTCTCCATCCGGAATTGAAACAAAGTTTTTATTAACTGGTAAGGTTGTTCCTTATGATCCGACGTCAGTGACCATCACGACATCCTCCTCTATCAACCCCACCAAAACCAAATCCGGTAAGAAGAAGAAAAATGCGATCGATGTCGTGATTGAAAATGTATCGGCGGAAAATATATCCGTAAAAGAACATCAACCGTCTCATCCACCCATCCCCTCTTTGAAAGGCGTGAGAAATACATCACGGATCTATGTCGTGACCGAAATTCCGGTGAGTTGTAGTCTGCATCGATACAAGGAATATTTGGATACATTGGTGGAAAAGAAGAAGATTAAGAAATACGAAAATCATTCCACGAGTAATGAACCCCTGTTTGTGATTTTCCTTCTTTCGTCTTTGGAAGAGGCGACGGGGGATGGCGAAGAGATCAAGACTGAAAAGAATGAAGGATTGACGGGAACAGAAATGGAAATGTTCAAATTAACCGAAACGGTATCGGAAGAAAATATGGTCGTGTTGGTTCATCCCTCTGATAATAATTCTCAAACATTGAAATCGACCAAGGTGTATAAATTATCCAAGTTTGAATTATTGGACAAATATTGTGTTCGACGTTTAGAGTTGTATGAGAAACGTAAAGGGAGGATGATGGAAAGTTTACGATATCAGATTTCAGTGTGGAAGGAAAAAATTCGATTTTTGGAAGAAATTGTGTTGACGGAAAAGGAAAATAAAAATTTTTGGAAGATTGAAGAACATGAAATGGTGTCGTATTTGACGAAAAAGAATTTTATCGTGTTTGGAGACGATACGCATTATCGATATTTGACGGATATACCGATTAAACATTGTACTTTGAAACAAAAAGAGAAATGGGAAAAAGAAAAGAACGATTGGGAAAAGGAATACGATCAATTACAACAAAAACAAAGTCATGAATTATGGCTCGAGGATTTACAAGACTTGGAAATTCATTTGAAAAAAATGTATCCCGAACTTATACTGAAACGAATAGGATGAAGAAATGAAATGTTTGAATCGCTGTTATTTTTTTTAAAAAAAAAAATATTTCTATAAGGTAAGAAAGAATAATTTCTAAGAAAACATGAAGAATA